TCTTACTGGGAAGAATGGAAAAAAATCCGGGAGGTGGTGAAAGTTTCCTGTCCTGAATGTAAAGGGAAGGGGGAGATTTCCACTGCCTGTAAAGACTGCCGTGGGCGTGGTGTTGCCATTCATCGTAAAGAGTCGGAAAAACAGGGTATGCCTGTAATCAGGAACTGCCAGCGTTGTGGTGGTCGGGGCTATGAAAGACTGCCATCAACGGAGGCATTTAATGCCATATGCAAAGTGACGAGTGCTATCACGCTTGATACGTGGAAAAAATCAGTGAAACGCTTTTACGATACGTTGGTGGTTCGGTTTGACATTGAAGAGGCATGGGCGGAGCGGCAGTTAAAAAGGGTAACGCGATAGTGTTGTTGATTTTTCCCGAATCTGTGGTAAATTTGCATCTAACGATGGGCGTTTTGTGCCTGACGTTAGAAGAATTTTTACAGCCCGCCTCCAAGCGGGTTTTTTTATGCCCGAAAAGCGGTACGGTACATTAAACACGCTGGTGGTTGCGAATACGGTTCTTTCATCTTGCTGGTTTTTTCGACAGACGAATAAGCAAATATTGAATTCTGGTTATTTATTTGTATTATCTCTGCGGTTCCGAGGGAAGGGTAAATTATGTATCCGGGCATCTCATTCACACCCGAAGAACCAATGCCGACTTAGCTCAGTAGGTAGAGCAACTGACTTGTAATCAGTAGGTCACCAGTTCGATTCCGGTAGTCGGCACCATATGCGGGCATCGTATAATGGCTATTACCTCAGCCTTCCAAGCTGATGATGCGGGTTCGATTCCCGCTGCCCGCTCCAGTTAGAGTCTTTCAGTCTGCGATGATGGGAAAGCCCGGAGTGACTGAAAGACGTTTGGGTTATGAATGAGCGTCTTTTTTGCAAAATTGCTGTGCAGGAATAACAACCTTCGGGCAGGCGATCATTCATAAGCACTCTGCTTTTATTCCGATTAACTGTGGGTGGTTTGTTGGATAGAGTGCTTTCCTGACTGTAGATCCAATTTCGCCCGCTTTTGCGGGCTTTTCTTTTCAAATCCCTTTCATCTCTCAGTGTAAAACTACGCCATCCGTTATTTGCGGAGGTGAGGCTATGAAATCCATGGACAAAATTTCAACTGGCATTGCCTACGGCACCTCCGCAGGCAGTGCTGGCTACTGGTTTTTACAGTGGCTTGATCAGGTCAGTCCGTCACAGTGGGCTGCGATTGGTGTGCTGGGGAGTCTGGTTCTGGGCTTCCTGACTTATCTGACAAATCTGTACTTCAAAATCAGAGAAGACAAGCGTAAGGCTGCGCGGGGAGAGTAATTTAATGACTCAAAACTATGAACTGGTTGTTAAGGGAGTCCGCAATTTTGAGAATAAAGTTGCGGTAACTTTAGCCTTACGGAACAAAGAACGCTTTGACGGTGAAATTTTTGACCTGGACATCACCATGGACCGTGTTGAAGGTGCTGCGCTGGAGTTTTATGAGGCAGCAGCCAGAAGGAGAATCAGACAGGTATTTCTGGATGTTGCTGCCAGGTTATGTGAATGGGATGAGCCGTCGCCAGAAAAACGCCCCATAATTTTTGAGGCGCAGAATGTGTGGGTAACCTACAAAGGAAAGCTACCGGGAAGAATTACTTGTTCTCTGAAGACTCCTCCGGAATCGCAACCTTAAGCCACTGACCGGAACAGATAAACCTGTCCATGGGCAGAAACCGGTAAATTCTGATAAATATCCATGAACGCAAAAATCAAATACGGCCTGTCAGCTGCCGTTCTGGCGCTGATTGCTGCAGGCGCGTCTGCTCCTCAAATACTTGACCAGTTTCTGGATGAAAAAGAAGGTAACCACACAACGGCATACCGTGATGGTTCTGGCATATGGACCATCTGTCGTGGTGCCACAATGGTGGATGGTAAGCCCGTCATACCGGGAATGAAGCTGTCGAAGGAAAAATGCGACCAGGTTAACGCTATTGAACGTGATAAGGCGCTGGCATGGGTGGATCGCAATATAAAAGTACCACTGACCGAACCACAAAAAGCAGGTATTGCGTCATTTTGTCCCTATAACATTGGCCCCGGTAAGTGTTTCCCGTCGACGTTTTATAAGCGGCTGAATGCCGGTGATCGCAAAGGCGCATGCGAGGCGATTCGCTGGTGGATTAAGGACGGTGGCCGTGATTGCCGCATTCGTTCAAATAACTGTTACGGTCAGGTTATTCGTCGTGACCAGGAGAGTGCGCTGGTGTGCTGGGGGATCGACAGATAAGCAGAATATTTTGCTGAAAAATGCCGTTTGCTCACACAAGCGGATAGCACGATATTCTGCAAACTGGCAAAAGGTAAGTGAATAAAAGCAAAAACCCCGTTTGTTGGCAGCAAGCGGGGTTTTGTTTTCTGCCCATGGGAAAGCTAAAGGAGAAAACGTGTTTGATTTTAGCAAACTGATTCTGGAGATTCGAGTGATGGCTGAAAAATTATCCATCTGGAAGTTCATCCTTATCTGGCTGGTGTTTGTGGTTATGGGCTCCGGTTATTTCATCGGTCAGATACGCTGGTGGTGAAATGAACCGAATTCTGTATGGCGTGATTATTGTCCTGCTGATGGTCTGTAGTGCTCTGTGGCTGGCAACAGAGCATTACCGCGATAACGCCATTACCTACAAAACACAACGCGATGACAATGCCAGAGAGCTGAAACTGGCAGAGGCGATCATTACTGATATGCAGGTGCGCCAGCGTGACGTTGCTGCACTCGATGCAAAATATTCAAAGGAATTAGCTGATGCGAAAGCTGAAAATGATGCTCTGCGTGATGATATTGCCGCTGGTCGTCGTCGGTTGCGCATCAGAGCAGTCTGTCCAGCCGTGCGTGAAGCCACCGCCTCCTCCGGCGTGGATGATGCAGCCAGCCCCGGACTTACTGACTCCGCTCAACGGGATTATTTCATCCTCAGAGAGCGAGCTGCAACCAGCGAAAAAATGATCAGGGGATTGCAGGAATATATCCGCGATCAGTGCATTAAGTAGAGTACTTTTGAAACAGGTGGGTGAAATGTCTGAGCAAAACTATGAGGCGATTGGGCGTTGCGTTGTCCTGAGAAAATGCATTGAAGAAAATCTTTGCGCTCTGCGAAAAATAAAATCGGAAATTGTTTCTGCTGATTCTCCGTTCTTATCAGGTCAGGAGTTGAATAGTGCTTATTCACTGGTGTTGAGCATTGAAACGAATGTAAGCCACTGTCGTGAGTTACTTGATAGCACAATAAATCTTGTCGATGAACATAATCAGTACGCCGTGGCTGCGGGGTTGGGGGTGATCTGTATCCTCCCCGAGGGACAAGCGCTTTAATAGCCGGAGAACGAAATTCCATGCCATCACGAATCCCACGCGCCTGTCGTAAGCGTGGATGTGCAGATACAACCACAGACAGTTCTGGTTACTGTGATACACATCGTGGCGAAGGATGGGTACAGCATCAACGCGGACTGAGCCGCCACCAGCGTGGATATGGTTCGAAATGGGATACCATACGTGCGCGCATACTGAAGCGTGATAATCATCTGTGTCAGAACTGCCTGCGCAATGGGAGAGCCGTTGAAGCCAGAACTGTGGACCACATCATTCCGAAAGCTCATGGTGGCACGGATGCAGACAGTAACCTGCAGAGTCTGTGCTGGCCCTGTCATAAAGCAAAAACAGCGCGCGAACGCATCAATTGATAACAGTTCCCATCTGTAGGGGAGGGGCGGGTCAAATCTCTGCAGCTCTGGCTGCTCAGTACCGCCGCCTGACCTTTCCTCGCATCGCCGCAGGTTCGAAAACTTTTTTGGAAATGTGAACAAACGATTGATAGGTAAGACCGATTATGTCAGGACCCCCGAAAACCCCGCCACGCCTGCATTTGATACGAGGCAACCCCTCAAAGCGCCCCGTTAAAGACCCCAAAAAAACCGCTAAAAAGGATGAAAAAGGTCTTCCTAAAATTCCGCAGCATTTAGGGGCACAGGGGAAGTACTGGTTCAGGCGAATGGCGGAAGAGCTGAATGCGGAAGGGATCATTTCTCAGCTTGATGCGCGTGCGCTCGAGTTACTGGTGGAAGCCTACACCGAATATCGGCATCACTGCGAAACACTGGATGTTGAGGGGTATACCTATCGCACGGAAACGCAGAGTGGTGATGTACTGATTAAGGCGCACCCCGCGGCGGCAATGAAAGCGGATGCCTGGAAGCGGATCCGGGCGATGCTTGCAGAGTTTGGTATGTCACCGGCAAGCCGGGCGAAAGTAAATACCACCGGACCGGATGATGTTGATCCGCTGGCGGAGCTTTTAAAAGCGAGAGACTGATGGCAAAAGTGGCTGACGGGATCCGCTACGCCGAACGTGTTGTTGCAGGAGAAATTGTCGCTGGCGAATTTGTCCGTCTGGCCTGCCAGCGTTTTCTTGATGATCTGAAGTACGGCGAAGAGCGGGGGATTTATTTCAGTGAACCCCGTGCGCAGCACATCCTGAATTTCTACAAATTTGTGCCCCATGTAAAAGGGGCGCTGGCAGGTCAGCCCATTGAGTTGATGGACTGGCATGTTTTTATCCTCATTAATATTTTTGGTTTTGTCATTCCGCTGGTGAATGAAGAGACCGGGGAAGTTGTCATGCGCAGCGATGGCAGCGGACGCCCGGTGATGGTGCGCCGGTTCCGGACGGCGTACAACGAAGTCGCCCGTAAAAACGCAAAATCAACCCTGTCATCGGGTATCGGTCTTTATATGACGGGGGCAGATGGTGAAGGCGGTGCTGAGGTGTATTCAGCCGCAACCACGCGTGACCAGGCCAGAATCGTGTTTGAAGACGCCAAAAATATGGTCAGAAAAGCCCGGTCGACACTCGGGCGGTTGTTTGATTTCAACAAGCTGGCGATTTACCAGGAGCAGAGCGCATCAAAATTTGAACCGCTTTCCTCGGATGCAAACAACCTGGACGGTCTGAACATCCACTGCGCCATTATTGATGAGCTGCATGCACATAAAACCCGCGACGTGTGGGACGTTCTGGAAACGGCAACCGGTGCCCGTCTGCAGTCCCTGTTATTTGGTATCACCACGGCGGGCTTTAACAAGGAAGGGATTTGTTACGAGCAACGCGATTACGCCATCAAGGTATTGCGAGGCTATAACAGTGACGTGGAGGGCGCGGTAAAAGACGACTCCTACTTTGCGATTATTTACACGCTCGATGAGGGAGATGATCCGTTTGATGAAACGGTCTGGCAGAAAGCGAATCCGGGCCTGGGCATCTGTAAACGCTGGGATGATCTGCGTCGTCTGGCGAAAAAAGCGAAGGAACAGGTTTCAGCGCGGGTGAATTTTTTTACCAAACACATGAATGTGTGGGTCACTGCCGAGTCTGCCTGGATGGACATGATTAAGTGGGAGAAATGCGAATACATTGCCCCACGACATGAGCTGAAAACGTATCCCATGTGGGTCGGCGTTGACCTTGCTCATAAGATTGATATCTGTGCGGCGGCAAAACTATGGCGAACGGATAACGGGCATGTTCATGCCGATTTTAAATTCTGGCTCCCGGAAGGACGGCTGGAACGATGCTCGCGGCAGCAGGCAGAACTTTACCGGAAGTGGGCGGAGATGGATAAGCTGATTCTGACGGATGGTGATGTTATCGATCATGCTCAGATAAAAAGTGACTTACTGGAATGGATTGGTGGTGAAAACCTCAGGGAACTGGGATTTGACCCGTGGAGCGCGATGCAGTTCAGCCTGGCACTGGCTGAAGAAGGGATACCGCTGGTGGAGGTTCCGCAGACGGTTCGCAATCTGTCAGAGGCCATGAAGGAAACGGAATCACTGGTCTATGCCGGACGTTTCCATCACAGCAATCATCCGGTCATGAACTGGATGATGTCTAACGTTACGGTAAAACCGGACAAAAACGACAATATCTTCCCGAATAAATCCACGCCGGAAGCCAAAATCGACGGCCCTGTTGCGATGTTTACAGCGATGAGCCGGATGCTGGTCAATGGTGGTGAACCGGAGCCGGATCTGTCTGAACATCTGGTCAGCGTGGGCATCCGCTCGCTTTAACCGAGGTCATTATGTTTCTGATAATTCTCGCGCCACTGGTGGGCGTGCTGGGTGCGCTTTTGCTGGCGTATGGTGCCTGGCTGATTTATCCCCCGGCGGGTTTTGTTGTTGCCGGGGTGCTGTGCCTGTTCTGGTCGTGGCTGGTGGCGCGATATCTCGACCGTACACAGCCGTCTGTCGGCGGAGGTAAATAGTGTTCTTTTCGGGATTATTTCAACGAAAAAGTGACGCGCCGGTGACCACGCCAGCAGAGCTGGCGGATGCCATCGGGTTGTCTTACGACACCTATACCGGAAAGCAGATCAGCAGTCAGCGAGCCATGCGACTGACGGCGGTTTTTTCCTGCGTCAGAGTGCTGGCAGAGTCGGTCGGGATGTTGCCCTGCAATCTGTATCACCTGAACGGCAGCCTGAAACAGAGGGCCACCGGCGAACGTCTGCATAAGCTGATCTCCATGCATCCCAATGGCTATATGACGCCGCAGGAGTTCTGGGAGCTGGTGGTCACCTGTCTGTGCCTGAAGGGAAACTTTTACGCCTACAAAGTGAAAGCATTTGGCGAAGTGGCTGAACTGCTGCCCGTCGATCCCGGTTGTGTGGTACCGAAGCTTAACAGTCGCTGGGAGCCGGTCTATCAGGTTACATTCCCGGACGGTTCCACGGATGTACTGAGCCAGGAAGATATCTGGCATGTGCGCACGCTGACGCTGGACGGTCTGGTGGGACTGAATCCCGTCGCCTATGCCCGCGAGGCAATATCGCTGGCAGCAGCGACCGAAGAGCACGGGGCCAGACTGTTCAGCAATGGTGCGGTGACGTCCGGTGTGTTGCGTACAGAACAGACGCTGTCGGATCAGGCTTATGAGCGCCTGAAGAAAGATTTTGAGGAGCGTCACACCGGGCTTGGCAATGCTCACCGCCCGATGATCCTTGAGATGGGGCTGGACTGGAAGTCGATGGCGCTGAACGCTGAGGACAGCCAGTTCCTGGAAACCCGCAAGTTTCAGCTTGAAGAAATCTGTCGTCTGTTCCGGGTGCCGTTGCACATGGTGCAGAACACCGATCGCGCCACCTTCAACAATATCGAAGAGCTGGGGCTGGGATTTATCAACTATTCACTGGTGCCGTATCTGACCCGCATCGAACAGCGGATCAACACCGGACTGGTACGAAAAAGTAAGCAGGGCGTTTATTACGCCAAATTTAACGCCGGGGCGTTACTGCGCGGGGATATGAAGTCCCGTTTTGAAGCCTACGCCACCGGGATCAACTGGGGAATTTACTCTCCCAATGACTGCCGCGACCTGGAAGATATGAATCCGCGTCCCGGTGGGGATGTCTATCTCACACCGATGAACATGACCACGAAACCCTCCGATGGCAGTAAAGCCGGTAAGCAGAAGGATAACGCCAATGCAGACGAAACAACGTCTTGATGTACCGCTGAGTCTGAAATCTGTCAGTGACTCAGGTGAGTTTGAAGGGTATGGCTCCGTCTTTGGTGTAAAGGACAGTCACGATGATGTGGTGATGTCCGGGGCATTTGCTGCTTCCCTGCGGGCGTGGAGTGACAGAAAAGCGTTACCTGCGCTGCTCTGGCAGCACCGCATGGATGAACCCATCGGTGTTTACACCGAAATGAAGGAAGACGATGTCGGGCTTTACGTCAGGGGACGGTTGCTTATTGATGATGATCCCCTCGCAAAACGCGCACATGCACACATGAAGGCCGGTTCGTTAACCGGCCTTTCTATTGGGTACGTCCTGAAAGATTGGGAATACGACCGGAGCAAAGAAGCCTTTCTGCTGAAAGAAATCGACCTCTGGGAAGTCAGCCTGGTGACGTTCCCGTCTAACGACGAGGCGCGGATCAGCGACGTCAAGAACGCACTGGCCCGCGGGGAAATCCCCGAACAGAAAAAAATTGAAAGAGTCCTGCGTGATGTCGGACTCTCCCGTTCCCAGGCCAAAGCATTCATGGCCGGGGGCTATGGCGCACTGTCCCTGCGCGACGCTGAGGATGTGGGCTCTGCACTGAATGCACTGAAAAATCTGAACTTCTAATCAGGAGAAATACGATGGCGGTTGATATTAAAGATGTCGAACAGGTCGCGCAGGAGCTGCAGCAGAAGTTTGACGACTTCAAAGCAAAGAACGACAAGCGCGTGGATGCGATTGAGCAGGAAAAAGGCAAACTTGCCGGGCAGGTGGAAACCCTGAACGGGAAACTCAGCGAGCTGGAAAACCTCAAAAGCGATCTTGAAAAAGAGCTGCTTGAGCTGAAACGTCCGGCAGGTGGTGCGCAGAATAAACTGGCCACCGAGCATAAAGAAGCGTTTGTGGGCTTCCTGCGTAAAGGCCGTGAAGATGGTCTGCGCGATCTGGAGCGTAAGGCATTACAGGTGGGCACCGATGAAGACGGTGGCTATGCCGTGCCGGAAGCGCTGGATCGCAACATTCTTAACCTGCTGAAAGATGAAGTGGTGATGCGCCAGGAAGCCACGGTGATCACCGTTGGCGGTTCCGACTACAAAAAACTGGTGAATCTGGGCGGTACGGCTTCCGGATGGGTTGGCGAGACTGACGCGCGCTCCCAGACTGCCACTTCCAGACTGGGGCTGATTGAACCTTTCATGGGGGAAATCTACGGTAACCCGCAGGCCACCCAGAAAATGCTGGATGATGCCTTTTTCAACGTGGAGGCCTGGATCAACAGCGAGCTGGCAACCGAATTTGCCGAACAGGAAGAAATTGCCTTTACCACCGGCGATGGTACCAAGAAGCCGAAAGGGTTCCTGGCGTATGAATCCACTGATGAAACCGACAAGGTCCGGGCGTTCGGCAAACTTCAGCATATTGTATCCGGCGAAGCGACGACGGTGACTGCAGATGCTATTATCAAACTGATTTACACGCTGCGTAAGGCACACCGCACCGGCGCGAAGTTCATGATGAACAACAACAGCCTGTTTGCCATTCGTCTGCTGAAAGACACCGAGGGTAACTATCTGTGGCGTCCGGGGCTGGAGCTGGGGCAGCCGTCCTCTCTGGCGGGTTACGGTATCGCTGAAAACGAACAGATGCCGGATATTGCCGCTGATGCGAAAGCCATTGCATTTGGTAACTTCAAACGGGGTTACACCATCGTTGACCGTATCGGTACCCGCATTCTGCGTGACCCGTACACCAATAAACCGTTTGTCGGTTTTTATACCACCAAGCGCACCGGCGGCATGCTGGTCGATTCGCAGGCCATCAAACTGCTGAAGATTGCAGCGGCGTAATCATTCAGGGGGCGCAGAAGTGCGCCCCTGTTCTGACAGGTGAAAGAATCATGATCCTGAAACAAGATCTGAAATGGTCACCGGACGGTATGCGTGTTGAGATTATTCGGGCCGGTGAGTATGAAGATAAAGAATTACCCGAACGGGTACGCGAAATTGCCACTGCAGCTGGGATTGTCTCTGATAAGAGAACACCTGTTGCGCGGGGGGCTGATAAGTCTAAAAAACAGCATTCATAGAGGTTGCCCAAATGATGCCCACTCTGGAAGAGCTTCGTGTTCAGTGCCGGATTGATGATGACAATGAACAGGAGAATTCTCTTCTTATGATGTATCTGGCTGCTGCCAGGGAAGAGGCTGAAAAGTTTTTAAACCGGACGCTTTACGATGAAACTGTTTCTGAGCAGGATACGACCGGGCTTGTAATAACACCTCTGATAAAGCTGCGTCTTATGCAACTGGTTGGCTACTGGTACGAGAACAGGGAAATGCAGGATGCAGTGCCTGATTTTTTCTATACCGGACTGCGGATGTATCGGTTTCATCCCGGAACATAGGAGGATTCATGCAGGCAGGAAGATTACGTGATCGTGTGGTTATTCTGAATGCCACCACCGTTCGGTCTCCATCAGGGCACCCTGTGGAAACAATGACGGAGGGGGCAACCATATGGGCAGAAGTTAAGGGGATCAGTGGCAGGGAGAGAATATCCGGAGGCGCAGAAACTGCTCAGGCTACAGTGAGGGTCTGGATGAGATTCCGGCGAGATGTGACAGCAACTTCATGTCTGAAAGTGCTGACTGGTGCATTCAAAGGCGCGATTCTGAGTATAGACGGTCCGCCGATACCGGATGCCCGTGCCACCCGGCTTGAGATACTCTGTTCTCAGAAGGGGAATGTGTGATGGATTTCAGTCTTGATTTTTCAGGTCTGGCGGATATTGCACGGGATCTGGAGACGCTCAGCAGGGCAGAAAATAATAAGGTACTGCGCGATGCCACCCGTGCCGGTGCTGAAGTTATGCGGGATGCTGTTGTTGAACGTGCGCCGGAGCGAACCGGAAAACTGAAAAAAAATGTGGTTGTTCTCACTCAGCGTTCAAAGCGTCGGGGGGAAATTATCTCGGGTGTCCACATTCGCGGACGGAACCTGCGAACCGGAAACAGTGATAACAGCATGAAAGCCAGTGATCCCCGAAATGCGTTTTACTGGCGCTTTGTGGAGCTGGGAACGATAAACATGCCCGCGCATCCGTTCATTCGCCCGGCTTTCGATACGACAGAGGAACTGGCAGCACAGATTGCCATACAGCGAATGAATCAGGCTATTGATGAGGTCTTAAGTAAATGAGAGAGGCCACACTGTATTCCCTGCTGTCTCAACTGGCCGGAGGACAGGTTTATCCTTATGTGGTCCTGCTGACGGAGGGAAAGCCTGCGGTATCTCCGCCGTGGCTGGTGTTTTCTGTGGTGTCTGACACGGCATCTGATGTGCTTGATGGTCAGGCTGAATCCAGAATTACCGTGCAGATCGATGTCTGGGCGACAGTACCTGATGACGCAGATGATATCCGTGAGCAGGCGCTTGATGCGGTAAGGCAACTGGCACCCTCCGTTATTTCTAAAACGCAGGGTTATGATCCTGATTCCCGTCTGAGCAGAGCCACGCTTGAATTTCAGGTAATAGCCTGAGGTCGTTAATGATTTTACCCACCCGCCGCTGGCGGGTTTTTTTNCCCCCCCGCCGCTGGCGGGTTTTTTTATTTTCAGGAGACGAGTATGTCCTCTAATTTTGAACGTTCTCAGCAGACCAAAGTCATGATCTCGTCTGCACCGGTAACGGCAGAAACGCTGAGTTCTGCCAGTTTTCTTGAACTGAGCTGTACGATTAAAGAGGTTCAGTTTACCGCCGGGCAGAAACAGGATATTGATGTCACCACGCTGTGTTCTGTTGAGCAGGAAAATATTAACGGTCTTGGTGCCGCGTCAGAGATTTCCATGTCAGGCAACTTTTATCTGAATGCTGCCCAGAACGCGTTGCGCAGTGCCTATGACAATGACACCACGTATGGCTTTAAAGTTATTTTTCCGTCAGGCAACGGATTTACCTTTATGGCAGAGGTGCGTCAGCATACCTGGTCTGCAGGAACCAATGGAGTTGTGGCTGCAACGTTTTCCCTGCGCCTGAAAGGTAAACCTGTACTGACGACAGAGCCACTGAAAGTGAAGGTCGATTTAAACAGCACGCTGCAGGTTTCTGCCGGAGCGAAACTCGAAATGGTGGTTGAGGCTGCCGGTGGTGTGCCGCCTTATTCTTATGTCTGGAAGAAAGGTGGTTCTCCTGTTTCCGGACAGACGGCGGCAACGTTCAGTAAGGCATCCGCAGTATCCGGTGATGCCGGTGCGTATACCTGCGAGATTTCTGATTCAGCAAGCCCGGTTAGCAAGGTGACCTCCACTTCCTGCACTGTTACCGTCAGTTAATGAGGATAGATGTGATGACTAAAAATATCCGTAATCTGGCACTGGCAACGATGTCGGGGTTTCGCCATAAAACCGTTGATGTGCCTGAATGGGAAGGGGCAACGGTTGTATTACGGGAACCTTCTGCAGAAGCCTGGTTGCGCTGGCAGGAGATCGTTAAAGCAAAAGATGATGAGACACTGTTATCCGTTGCGGAGCGCGCCCGCCGAAATCTGGAGGCAGATGTTGAACTGTTCATTGATGTTCTGTGTGATACCGGACTGCAACCTGTATTTTCAGAGGATGATCGTGAACAGGTGATTGCCGTGTATGGCCCGGTGCATGCGCGGCTTCTTCGGCAGTCTCTGGAACTGATCAGTGATGCCGGCGAGGTTAAAAAAAAGTAGCGCTTCCGGGGATGCGTTTTCTGATGATGCTGGCGCTCAGGATGGGGCGCACATTGTCAGAGTTACGCCGGGAAATGTCCGCATCAGAAATCATGATGTGGGCAGAATTTGACAGGTTCAGCCCGCTGGGTGATGAGCGGGCTGATATCCGGGCTGCCCAGATAGTTTCTGCGGTTTACGGTGCGCAGGGTGTCAAAGTACCACTGAATGATGCGCTTCTTCAGTGGGAACAAGAGCAGACAGAAGGCGCCTCAGATCCATTTGCCGGACTGGAAAACGCGCTTTTAATAGTGTCTCAGTGAGTCAACATAACCGCTTCGGCGGTTTTTTTCGTCCGGAGAATGAGTGTGGCGACATTACGTGAACTGATTATTAAAATCTCGGCAAATTCCCGGTCATTCCAGTCAGAGATCTCCCGGGCTTCGCGTATGGGGCAGGATTACTACCGTACCATGCAGAACGGAGGCCGGCAGTCCGCTGCTGCATCCCGTGAAATGCGGCGTGCACTGGCAGAAGTGACGGATCAGATAAATACAGCTAAATCTTCGGCACTGAATATGGCGGGGGCATTTGCCGGGGCTTTTGCTACCGGTCATCTTATTTCTCTCGCCGATGAGTGGAATTCAGTAAATGCCCGTCTGAAGCAGGCCTCACAGTCCAGTGATGATTTTCAGACATCACAGCGTGAATTAATGGCGATCAGCCAGAGAACGGGGACGGCGTTTTCTGATAACGCCAGCCTTTTTGCCCGTTCTGCAGCTTCCATGCGGGAGTATGGCTACAGTTCTGAGGAGGTACTGAAAGTCACCGAGGCGATCTCCACGGGCCTGAAATTATCCGGTGCCAGTACAGCAGAAGCCAGTTCGGTGATCACGCAGTTCAGTCAGGCACTGGCGCAGGGAGTGCTGCGTGGTGAAGAATTTAACTCTGTGAATGAGAACGGCGATCGTGTTATTCGTGCGCTGGCTGCGGGAATGGGTGTTGCCCGTAAGGATCTGAAGGCCATGGCGGATAACGGAAAACTGACTGCCGATAAGGTTGTCCCTGCACTGATTAGTCAGCTTGGGGCGTTGCGTGATGAATATGCAGCAATGCCTGATACGGTTTCATCCTCTGCAACCAAAGTTGAAAACGCCTTTATGGCCTGGGTTGGTGGTGCGAACGAGGCAAGCGGAGTGACAAAGACGCTCTCTGGTGTGCTGAATGGTATTGCAGGCAATATTGACACTGTGGCAACCGCTGCCGGTGCTCTGGTTGCCGTCGGGGTAGCCCGATATTTTGGCAATATGGCGTCTTCTGCTGGATCTGCAACTGCCGGATTAATTACTGCAGCCAGAAACGAAGTGGCTCTTGCTGAAGCGCAACTTCGGGGGACACAGATAGCAACCGCCAGGGCGCGTGCGGCGGTTTATCGTGCGCAACAGGCGGTTGTTGCTGCTCGCGGTACCGAAAGGCAGGCAGCCGCAGAAGCGAAGCTGACAGCTGCCCAGGCGTCACTTACCCGTAATATTACGGCCAGAACAGCGGCACAGACAACGCTGAATACTGTCACGTCAGTGGGGAGTCGTCTGTTAAGTGGTGCGCTGGGTTTGGTTGGTGGTGTGCCGGGACTCGTCATGCTGGGGGCGACGGCCTGGTACACGATGTATCAGAATCAGGAGCAGGCCAGAGAATCTGCACGCCAGTATGCCGCAACAATCGACGAAATTCGCCAGAAAACGTCGGCAATGTCGCTTCCTGAAGCGTCAGATAATGAGGAAAAGACGCGGCAGGCACTGAAGGAGCAGAACAGGTTAATTGACGAGCAGAAAAGTAAGATTAAATCCTTACAGGAAAAAATTGCTGGCTATCAGTATGTGCTGGCAAACCCGGGCTGGACAACCGATAACGGTTTTATGATTAACCACATGACGTCGGTAAAAACTGTCACAGAAGGGCTTGCAGAAGCAACAAATCAACTGGCAGTTGAACAGTCTCGCCTCACTCAAATGCAGGGCAAAGCGCAATCCATTCAGGATGTGCTTGCCGGGCTGGAGGAGCGGCGGGTTGCGTTGTTCCGTCAACAGGCAGCGGAACAAAACAAAGCGTATCAGTCCATGTTGATCATGAATGGGCAGCATACCGAGTTTAATCGCCTTCTCGGGCTTGGTAATGAATTACTTCAGCAGCGACAGGGGCTGGTGAATGTACCGTTACGGCTGCCACAGGCCACCCTGGATGATAAACAGCAGACCGCACTGAATAACAGCGAGCGCGAACTGGCTCTGTCCCGCCTGAAGGGGGAAGCGCGTGAGCGTGCCCGACTGGGCTATGCTGCGGATGATCTCGGCTTTGTGGGAGAGGCGTATCAGACAGCCAGACAGAATTATATCAATAACTCACTGGATGCCTGGCGAAATAACCAGGCAAATAAACCCAAAGCGCATAAAAAGACCGAAGAGGAAAAAACAGAAGATATTTATAAACGGCTGATTAAACAGCAGAAAGAGCAGATAGCACTGGCAGGGCAGAATACTGAACTGGCTAAGATGAAATATCAGGTCAGTCAGGGCGAATTATCAACCCTGTCAGAAGCGCAGAAAAAAACGCTTTTGCAGAATGCAGCACTCATCGACCAGAAAAAGATTCGTGAGCAGCTTGCTGCGTATGAGAGCAGTCTGGCGGACAGTAATGCCAGTGCCCGGGCATCTGACGACGCGCAGTTGCTGGGATATGGTGAAGGCTCACGGATGCGTGAACGACTCCAGGAAATGTGGAGTATCCGGCAGGCGTTTGAGCAGAAAAATAACGAGTTGCTGAGACAGTATCAGGCCGGAGAAATTGAAGAAGCCCTGTGGAAACAGGAAAAATCGCTTAATGAAAAATATCTGGAAGAGCGTCTCAGCGATCAGCAGGATTATTATGCAAAGGCTGATGCTTTACGCAGTGACTGGAATGCCGGACTCCAGGAGGGGCTGACGAACTGGGCAGACAGTGCCACCGATTATGCTTCGCAGGCGGCAGATGCTGTCGTTTCCACTATGGACGGGCTGGTATCAAATATTTCCGATGCACTGGCCGGAAATGTTGTGGACTGGCGAAACTGGGGGAGTTCAATTCTCCAGGAAGTTTCAAAAATTCTGATGAACGCTGCCATCGTTAACGGGCTGAAGTCACTTTCCAAAAGCATGTCCGGTGCCGGAGGATGGCTTGGTACGGTCGGCGACTGGCTTTCCGGTGCAGTGGCAAACGCAAAAGGTGGTGTTTATACATCGGCAAATCTGAGTGCTTACAGTAACACCATTGTGGATACCCCGACGTATTTTGCTTTTGCGAAAGGTGCCGGGCTGATGGGCGAGGCAGGGCCTGAAGCTATCATGCCACTGACCCGGGCAGCGGACGGCTCTCTTGGAGTCAGAGCCATTGGCAATGTGAATGGTGGCGGTGGATTTGTTTATTCTCCCGTGTATCACATCAGTATTCAGAATAAAGGGAGCAATGGCGAGATAGATACGCAGTCAGCCAGGGGGCTGGTGGAACTGATCGACAGCAGGGTTGTGTCAATTATGCAGTCATCACGTCGGGACGGAGGATTATGCAGTGCCTGAGTCTGAAGTTTTTAACTGGATCCCCCGCGAGGGGATGGAGACGACACGAAAGCCATCTGTTATTACGGTAAAGTTCGGTGACGGATATGAACAGCGACGGGCTGGTGGTCTGAATGCAGATCTGAAAACGTTTAAACCGGTATTTCGTGTCACAGATGAATATTCCCGTGCCGCGCTGGACAGTTTTTTATCCCGTCATGCCGGGATTCGTGCTTTTTTGTGGCGTCCGCCAAAACACAACAGGACTGTCCGGGTTGTCTGCAGGGAGTGGAGCATTTCGGATAATGCCATGTATACCGATTTTAACTGTACCTTTGAAGAGGTCACTCACTGATGCAGGATATACAGCAGGAAACACTCAATGAGTGCACTAAAACGGAGCAATCCGCGCTGGTCGTGCTCTGGGAAGTCGATCTGACGGAGGTCGGTGGCGAGCGTTATTTTTTTTGTAATGAGCAGAACGAAAAAGGTGAGCCGGTCATCTGGCAGGGGCGGCAGTATCAGGCGTACCCCATTCAGGGAAGCGGCTTTGAGATGAACGGCAAAGGAGCCAGTGCAAGACCAACGCTGAAAGTCTCTAATCTGCACGGCATGGTCACCGGGATGGCGGAAGACCTGCAGAGTCTGGTCGGCGGAACGGTGGTCAGGCGTAAGGTTTACGCCCGTTTTCTGGATGCGGTGAACTTCGTCAACGGAAACAGCGAAGCTGATCCGGAGCAGGAGGTGATCAGCCGCTGGCGCATCGAGCAGTGCAGCGAACTGAGTGCGGTCAGCGCCTCCTTTGTGTTGTCCACACCGACGGAAACGGATGGCGCTGTTTTTCCGGGACGTATCATGCTGGCCAACACCTGCACCTGGACCTATCGCGGCGATGAGTGCGGTTATCACGGTCCGGCGATCGCGGATGAATATGACCAGCCAACGTCCGATATCACGAAGGATAAATGCAGCAAATGCCTGAGCGGT